CACTCCCACCTGAGTAGACTTGGAATATAATACCTGCACTATGGAAATGATAGAATGCCCACTGATTCTGGTCATCCTCATATTGCTTTAGATAAGTCTCATAGTCTGTGTGGGTTGCATGCCTTACCCAGAAATCTACCGTCCAATCATCAGTATTAAGTTTACATAAATCCCAATCAGCATGATTATCTATAGCAAAATAACCACTATCTCCATCAAATAATGCCGAACCTGTTCCCCACTTCTTTTCAGCCGTATCTACTTCTGCTGTTGCAGTTACATTTATAGTATGTCCGCTATCAGATACATCAGTGAAAGTAGTAGAGCCATCAGTTCCATCGCAGTGAAGCAATAACTTTGTATTGCTATCTAATCCTGGCATTTCATCTCCTCAATCTGCCATCTAACATCTGTCCAAGTAGTCATAGTAGACTCCCATCAGAGTCCTTAACAATTTCAAGAAGTGGTGAATGATGAGTTCTATGACAATTAGGACAAAGAATTTCTAAATTCTCTTTTTCATTATTACTGTGGTTTCCATCTCTGTGGTGTATATCACAATAGCCTTTCCATCCACACCTCTCACACATAAATGCAGTTATACCAGCATTAAGAAGTTGTTCAGTTTTAATCTTTAACCGATACATCAAACTTTTACAATGAGAACAAACTGACCTATTGTAAGGTCTTCCATCAGCCTGGAAACTTATAATTGCAAGTCCACCGCAAACCTTACATATTTTGTTATTTGTTCCACGTCTAGTTCCTGGCCCTGGGAAACCGCCATGAGTTCTACAAGTTCTACACCATTTCCGCCAGTATTTTCTATTCCTTTCTACTGGTTTACCACAAAGCGGACAATCAGGTCTATTCATATTTCTTACTCTTTGTTGGGGCTGACTTAAAAGAGGCGCAGCCCCGTTGCCTTTTTACTCGTTATACAGATGTGTCAGGTGCTGTCGCTTTCCAACCCTGATGATTCAGAAGCCAAGTATTGGTACCAGTATCTACATATGGATTGTTATGTTGACAATCAGAATCCTGATGGTGTGCATGATTGCCATCCACAATTGCACCAGTTGCATTAGAATTCGCAAACGTAATGGCTTTGCCCTTAGTAAAAGAGGGTAGAGAAAACACATTATCGAAAATCCCACCAAGCACAGCTGCACCAACGCAATTTATACCAATCCCAACGACCTCTCTAAACATGTTTCCATGACCACGAAGCCCTAAAAACCCCCTAGTTGCATTGGTTTCAATTCTAATACCATCTCTATCATTGACTTTACCAAAGAGACAATCGTAAACAGTCAAGTATGGGCCACCTCCACGAATGCCATCGTAGCCATGTGTGGTTATGTAACCAAATACACAATCGTGAATACAAACGTCCCATGGAGCAGCAGTCCCTATCTCTATGCATGCTTCACCCTCAGCATCACCTCCACCAATATCAAAGCCTGCAACTTCAACACCATTGCCAGTTATCAAAAGTCCTGCTGTATCTCCACCGTAATTGATTACAGGCTTAGAAACTGGCCTATGTAGTGAATCTGACTGTAGTCCATCCAGTCCAAGAAGGTGGATTTGGTGCTTGGCAATAGTTATTGGTGTATCTTCTAGGCCACCAAAACCAGTATCTCTAACAACATAAATTATGTCATGTTGTGAACTTGTACATTTAGTGAGAGCATAGGTAATAGTCTTGAAAGCACTACCCCATGTCCTTCCTTCACTGCTATTATCTCCGCTAGTACCATCCACAAAGAACACATTGCCTCTAGGATACGCATTTGGGTACTGTGGCAACCTACTCTCTCGCATCTTATTCAAAACATCTTTTTGTAACTTCCTACTTAAATGATATGCACTAGCCATGTTTATCTCCTTTTAACTTACTTGTACTGCCCATTATCGGGCTTCCTGTCAGCAACGTTCTCACTTTGTCTCGTACAGTTTGTTTCAATATCTACCTCCTCTATATTGGTTGACTTCCATTACCAACAGCAATCCAGTCTATAGTTGCTTTCTTTTTATCACTTTTCCATGTAAATCCAATTAAGGTTACTTCAGTAAGCCATACTAATGCTTTCTGCCAAGGACATAGAGAAATATATGGAATGCTTGGAAACTCCTCATTGAATATAACTGTTACCCCATCCTTAGCTGTCTTACCTAAAGAGCGTCCATGTTTCTTCGGAATATCGAGTATAAAAGATGGAGGATTATGTATGGGCATCAATTAGCTTCCTGAACATATACAACATTATCCGCACCACTGGATTTAGCTGTTACTGCTTCAGTAGTCAGGTTGTCAATAGTCATTTCAAACGTACCTCCAGCACCCACATATATTCCACTACCAACTACAGCAGTTGCTCCAAAAGCCAAATATATAGCTGCAGCACCCGTATTCAAAATACGCAAATATTTCCGACTTTCATTTGCTGCAACAAGCGTCGCTGAGGATGTTCCAATTGTTACGGGAGAAACGGGGGCAGCATAGTCTAAGGATTCTACAATTTCTATATGTAAAGGCATTATGTGGCCTCCTGGACGGTTACAGTCAAGCTACTACTAGAAGCAGATATTGCATCTACAGCTTCAGGAGATAGGTTTGCAGTAATCATTTCAAAGCTACCTCCATTTGCCGCGAGATATATTCCTTTAGTTTTTTCAGCATCAGCCCCAATTGCTAGATAAATAACAACACCACTAGCATTTACAATGGCTAAATACTTACGTGCAGGATTAGCAGGTACAATTTCAGTAGTAGCAGTACTATTAACAGTCGCATCAGTATCAGGGGCACTATAATTCAAAGATTGTACTCGTTGAACATGTAATGGCATGTTATTCTCCTTTTTATCTCTCTAATAATTGCCTTGCCCTCACAGGCTCTCGCTTTACTTCTAGTAATTCTTCCATCACACTCTCTAGACTAAATGGATCACGTGTTTTCAGAGGCAGAGAGTGTTGAGGATAATGTATCAAATGAAACACATCTGCTATTGCATCTAGTAAATCATCATGTCCACCAGTATCTCTACCAGTAAACTCTCTAAACTCATTCCTCAGCTCTCTCATCCAAGGACGTATGTGGAAGTTGCCTGCCATACACAAAGGCTGCAATGCTCTAATGTGCATAGCCTTAGTCTCGCCCTTGGGACGTTTAACGGGCTTCACTATTACCGAAGGCTTACCTGTCTTTGCCCTCTCTCTATTCCTTAACTCTATATAATGCTTAAGTGTCTGTTCATACGTTGTCTTCTCAATGGCTATCCACTCAAACCCTCTCTCATCATCCTTCAATTCAAACACCTTATCAATTATTTGAGATGGGTTGAGCTTTGCCCTCACATAGTCATGTACTCGCAACTCCTTGTCAGCACTAACGTGAACACGTGGAATGGCTGTGTAATCACTACGCTTGGTCTTGGCAAACGCTGCATCTAGTCCTGCATAAAGTTTACCTTCTGGTAAACATCCTTCAAACGTCTTAATCCATTCATCCCTGAATATCATGTCCTCAACATTGTACGGCTTGCCCAAATACATCATACTGAAGATGTAATCACCTTGCTCGTCTCTAATTTCTTCTAGCCTCTCCAAGTCAAACCTCTCAGGATAGGTTACTATCCACTCACCATCTTTCAAAATAGGCCCTTTTTCATCCATCTCTACCGCATCAATTTCCCACTTCTTATAGTAAGGTTGGTTATCCTTAATATGCCTTATAAGGTCATACTGACCCCACAAAGTTCCAATATTATAGATATAATCTTCCTTTGGATTCACTAACAAGTTGAGAGCAAGAGCATGCCATCCAATTGCCTTTTGTATATCATCGGCATTAGGCAATATCTCTAGTCCACTCAACGAATCCTTTTTAGCCCCTACCAAATCATCCTCTATGATGAAATTGTAGTGAGACCCAATTTTACTACCTCCTACTCCTACACTTTCATACGTCCCTACATCCCAATCTGCACTTCTAGCCACCTCTGCACACGCATCACTCCACCTGGAACTATGAGCATGTCCTTTGGGAAAGAACTCTGGAAACAACTCTCTCAGCCTCGTACAATTCTCCCACTTTTTCCTAATAACATGCACATTCTTGGCTGCATTGTCATAGACCATATTCGCCAGTAATATGCGAATGTTAGGATTGTTGATAGTGAGCCAAATAGGAAATGCCTGTGAACATATCGTTGTCTTAAAGGAAGCCTCGTGGCATACGTACTAGTTTGCGATGAACAGTCATGTCCTGTATAAAATCACATATTGGTTTGTGGAATCGTTCTATGAGGAAGTCAAACTCCAACACATACTTGGCTAAATAGAACAGACTCTCTCGACATTTCTTCCTCAGCTTCTCTTTAGTCATTTCCTACCTATCAATGCCATCTATCAAATCTTATTTGCACCCAATGATTTAGAGTTCGACATAGTGGACAACGGTAATAATGCTTCTTTCCAAAGTCGTTCCAAGCATGACGACCTAAAAGTAATGTCATTACAATAGCATCTCGTCTAAAAAGTAAGCAGATATATACAACTATCAAATACCAAATAACACAACATATTGGTATTCCAAAAGCAACTCCACAAAAGACTTCTTCTCTCCAAATAAATTTAGGATTGCACCATCTTCTACGACAACCTACCCAACTACTATCACCACACCAAAACACTTTTTACTACTCACCTTCTAACAACCCATTATACTCAGTATCACGTTTAATCTTCTGCATCACCTCTCTCACTGCACTTTTTGACAATCCATCAGGCTGAACTGCAAGTGCCTCTGCCCTCACCCACACACCTCTACATATATACACATCCTGTCTATCACCAACATCCATTACCAGAGGCTCTTTAAGTTTGCCTACTATCATGTTTTACTTTCCTACTAATGATTCTTCCAATGGTTCAGGCTGTGCTGGTATCATCCTTACTTTCCTCAAACTTCTCCACTTTAGCTACTCCTTCTTCCATCTCACTCCAATCCTCATCAGTCAAATCACTCTTGCCTGCACTCACTTCTACTGAGACCTTTGGCTTCCCAAGCACATACTCCAATACTTTCAAAGCTGCCCAGTTCTTGTCCTTCAAACTACTTGCATTTTTCATCGTTTCTACCAACTGATTTGCTGCCTTAACTGCAGCCTCTTTGAGCGTCCTAGAGGCCCCCACCTTCTGCCTTACAAGTTCAGTCTCAATCCTTGTATCCAGACGCTTAAGTTCCCGCTGTACTTCTGGCCTGTTCAAGGCTGATCGCACAGCACTCTCTGTTTTATTTATCGCCACTGCTATCTGATTCACCGTATCGCCCATAAAATACGATTGCAATATATTCTTATCAATCATCCTTACCTTTTTAGGAGGCAAGTTCTCAGGCTTCAACGCTTCCTTTACTACTTCGTCACGCTTGGTCATATTTCAATACCTCCACATGTATCTTACACATACACATCTTCTATTATATACATATGTGGAGGTTTGTCAAGGGGAGTTAAATGGGTATGGATGGTAGGTTTCAGGAAAAGTAAAAAGAAAGCAGCCAACCTAGTCACTAGTTAAGTTGTAGTGACTAAATTAACCGCAAGTGTTAAACTTCAAGGTTAGAATAAGACTAGTTTTTATACAATATAACTTTTACACTCCAATGAAATACTTTATAGTTGAAATCGGAAGATTCCGTAATGGTTTTGTAAATAACTCCTTAACATCAAAATGTAGTTTGAATTGTTGAGTAGTCATGGATTTTCCCCAAGATAAAAACCATTTTGCATATACTTTATCATTCTCAAGTCTATCAAATAAACCGATAAAAATATTTGGAAAATATGTATTGAAATGTCCCCAAGACTTGCAAATGACAATTCCAAATCTTTTAGTTACTTTCATTTTTTTCTTCTATTCTATTTACATTATCCCATAACATACTATCTGCTTGTCTATCCCTAAACTCTTTATACCGTTTAGAATCATAATATTCACCTAATTTTTCTATCATTTTCTTTCCTTCTTCTCCTTTTTATCATACTCAGCTATAATAGAATTTATCTTTTTTGCCAGTGTTATAATCCATTCCCTAGCATCTTCAAGATTATCTACCCTTATGCTTTCTACGCATAAAATTCTGTGTTTTTCTAATTTGTTGTGCATTTCCTGCTCCTTTATATCTTTAAGCCAATCTTTACAAACTTTAGAATCATAGACACTTTCTAAGTCTTTAACTGCATATCCTTTCCTTTTTTCAAGTATATTTTCCATTCCCTTTTCGACTTCAATAAGGTCTTGATATGCACTTGTTTTTCTCTCTCTTTCATCTACTAGCATTACTTCTCACCTCCTTTCTACTTTCATTATACTCACATCCATCACTAGTCAAGTCCTGTTACATCACCATCAACACTGTGATTGAGACAAGTGAGAAATTTGGGGTCAGAAAATGAATGGGAAGCAATCACTATATCGAACCGGCCTGGGGGGTTTTTACTTTCACCACCAGCAGCGATTACCCTCAACATCAGCCTCGTCTGTAACGTGCATCAGTGCTGTGTCTCCAGTGAGGGTGAAGGTGTAAGAGGGCTTGACAATTGTTGTGAGTGTACTATACTAGAGACATCAAGGTCAAAGGAGGCTAGACAATGACCAAGCAAGAAGCACTAGAGTTTATTAACTGGGCAAATGGAGAACCACAGACAATGAACTCTGCAGCAAGAGCCTTAAGAAAAGCAGTACATACTCTTAGAGATGGTAAACATCTATTATCAGAGTATAATGCTCACTTACTGGGAATCACCGCCAAACACTTGAAAGTATCATTGAAGTAAATAAATCAAGGGAGGTTAGTATGAAAACTTATGTCCATAAGATAGCTGCATTTCGGGAAGTTATGTTAGAGCGCTTGAGAGCTAATAGATGGAAGGGTGGTTGGAAGGATGAGTCATTTCATTATCTATTAGGAAAGCTTATGGCAGAAGTAATTGAAGTAGCTGAAGCAGTTAGATGTAATAAGTCTCAGGTAACGTATGAATGTGCTGATGTCGCTAATATAGCGATGATGATAGCTGATATAAGTGGGGATTTGAAACAAAAGGAGACAGACTGAGGCAGATCGCTCTCGGAAGGAGGCAGAAACATGAGAGATAAGGTACAGCTTCTTTGTAGAGCAGTAAAAGACATTGAAGGTAAAGCTATGCCCATTAGACAAGCACAAATCATAGCTAAGTGCAAAGTATGTGAAGCGGACTGTCCAGCTCTGACAGTAAGCTGGTTAGAGGAGGCAAACAGATGAGAGAACTACTGGGCGCACTGATACTAGGAGCTGTGTTCGCCCTTGTGATCCTAGGAGGCTTCCTGGTACTGTTCCACTTCTACTTAACTACTGTGTACTAGATAAAGTCACGATAGGGGGAGGTGAGGAAAGATGAACAAATTACAAGTTCTTACAGAATTATTGAAACTACGAAACAGCATTGAGGAAGAGAAAGCACGAGAGGCAGTAGCAGTAGCAATTCAGATGTTTAACTTTGTAACGTTATTTGTGGACAGTATGGAATTGGTAATAGGTAAAAAGGTAAGGGGAGGTAAGGAAGATGACTAAATATACAGTAATAAACGACTTTGATGGCAATGAACAGTTTGAGGTTGAAGGCAAAAATGTAGAAGAAGCAGCTCTAGCAGCATTAGAAACACTTGGCTGGAATTTATGTAGTAGTGATGAATGAAATTGTGGGATGAGAGAGGGAGGGGGGAATAGGTGATACAGACAGTAAATAAATCAAAGGAGGTAGAGGATGAGAAAAGTTAATATCACACTAGAGGGAAAAGATGAGCTTGCACTGTTAATTGCGTTAGATGAGGTCAAAAAAGCTATCGAGGGAGGTTTTTCGTCTGGAATGGATACCTCTGACGATAGCTCATATCAGTTTGATAGTACAGATAGTAGATACTAGCAAATACAATCAAGGGGGCTAGGCAATGAAGATCGCAACAAAGACTACAAGGCAGTTTCTCAAGCAAGAGAACGCCAAGCTCAAAGTTACATCCAGAAATGGCTATGAACGTCAAATCTGGACAAATGGTAGTATCTTGGTACTTGAGTCACCGGAACAAGTCACCCTACCAAAAGGGAACTACGAATGTATCGGTGGGAACTTGGTATCAATCAAATCCTTTCCTGATTACAAGGGGATACTCAACCAAATAGACAAACGCAAATATCACAAAGCCCAACCAGACAAACAAGAAGATTACACCAAGCTATGGTATTCGGATTGGGATAAACTTCTTATGATTAGCCTGACAAACGGTGACAAGCAATGTGTGTTCATTAACTATGAATATTATAGCTACTTAGTGAATGAGCGACACACTTGGACAATCTCAGAATGGAAGATAAAAGGTAAGACTGATCCGGTGCTGGCATATTGTGATAGTATCCTAATGGCTGTGGTTATGCCAATTGATTTTCCGAAATAAGAACACTAGCTTGACGGTAGCAAATAAACCAAAGGAGGTTAAATCGTGACAACCAAAACGCCTAGATATATTAGGCTGGATGATGAGGTGTGGAAGAAAGTAGAGACGTATGCAAAGCAGGAGAATAGGCCGCTGAGTAATATGTTGGAGCAGATTGTAGTAGAGTGGATCAAGTTGAAGGATTTGGAAGATGTGTTAGATAGTGTACAGGAGGATGAGAAATGAGATCACTATACTTACGAGCAATTCCAGTTGGAGGGCTGTTGTTGCTGTTGGCTGTGCCTGGATTTGTGGTATTGGCAATGTTGAGTTTGATGTCTAAGAAAGTGCAGAAGGAGTTTGAGGAAATGTTCACATTTTTTGACTGATCTACTACTTCTCGCTTCCATATAAGCCCCTTCCTGCTTCTATCTGACCTGCACCTAAGCTATATGACCTATGTAAAAAGGCTTCCAAGAACAGTCTCTATAGCTTCTGCATCTCTCTAACCTAGTCATATCATTCATTACCCATCTGTAGAAAATCTCCGTATTTTACGTATTTGTTAGCGGAACTTTTCGACTTAGTGCCACCTGCATTACAGCTCGTTTCCGTATTTCCGTAAGGTACCCCCTCTTTTGACTCTCTTTTTCTCACTCTCTCTATCTCTATCTATATATAGTATATATATATATAATAGGATATATAAGGTAATGTCAATGGAGACGTAAAACTTCTTCATTGGACACAACCTACTAGGCATAGATGTTTAGAGAGACTTACCCCAAATTTACTCCATTACCGAGACCACTGTG